GCTCCATGGATCCATCCTGAATGTTTCAAGATGCGAAATGGTCGAATGACTTATTCCTAATATGTCTGCCAATTCGGTTTGTTTAAGACCAAGCCTTTCCCGTCTTTCTTTGATAGAATTATTGCGAAGCTTGAATTCAAGCTCGAAATTCGCTATCTCGTCACTCATCCAACTACCTTAATCGTTGTCCCATTATTGGGAGCCTGTTTGTCCCAGATGAACCAGGCCACATCAACCTGATCATTACCGCCGTTTGTGAAGCTCGGTCTTGGAGCTATGATAAGCAATGCTGTCGGCGGGTGAGCATTGTTAAAGGCAGCCCTCTTGATAGAACCCAGAAAGCTCAGACGCAAAAGCAGGGCAACGTAGACTGCCGGGCTCTCCACGCATTTTTTTGCAAACTCGTAGGCCAGGCTAAATGGTGGATTGCCGACATAGGATCCCTGCCAGTTGTAAAATTTATCTGTTTCCAGAAAATCGCAAATCATGTATGGACATATCCATTCGAGCTTATCTCTTTCGGCTTCTCTAATCTCGAGAGCGATAACTTGATAAAACCTGCCAATTAACATTCTTGCAATTGCCCCATCTCCAGCAGCGGGCTCGATGATCTTGAAACCAGGCGGAGGCGGATACTCTCTCAACAGTGCCTCTATCACATGGGGAGGAGTCTCGAAGAAATCAGCCTCCTCTTTTGTGGGCTCGTTGGGATGCGTTAGCTTGAATTCTTGCATTTTTATCTTCCCATCTTTATCAATCTTTCAACTTCTGCGGCGGGTCGTATCTCAGCACTTGCTCTCGCAGTTGGAAAAAACCATCAAGCTCTGGCTGCTGGGCCATGACCAGCCTCGAATAGTAAGCGGTATAATTGTTGTTGAGCTTAAAGTTGTCGTCGCCCATGGTCTGTATCGCGTACATCCAGCGGAGCCGCTCGAAGATCATCTTCATACCGCAGCGTCGAAAACCCATGTCTTTAAGTCCGAGGGAGATCCTTAGTATCGCCGTGTAAACGTGCGGGTTCGCCGAATGGAACGCCTCGAATTGCTTCTCCATGACCCCCTTGTAGCCGGGTTCTACCGTCGGCATTAAAGGGAATTCGGTTTGTGCAAGATCTGCTAAAGCTTCATTTTGCATTGGCTACCTACTCCTTTCCTGAGAATTTCTGTTAACTCAACAGCAAGACCGCGCTCGACTATACGATCGATTATCCGCTGGTCATAGCGCGGGGCAAGCTTATCTGGAGAGAAGTTCGAGGTGATAATGGTGAAAAGCTGGTGGTTGTGCCGATGGCTGATAATATTTTCGAGCCTGTGATGGTTTCTCGTCTCCTGACCCAGATCATCCAATAGCAACACGCCACGACGAAGACTGAGCCGCTCGAATTCTTTTAGCGCGTCAAGATCGAGAGAGTCACTGTATTCCTTGGCAGGGAGAAAATAACAGCTATTGCCGGGGAAGTCTGGACTGTTCACCATACTGATCAGTAACCTGCACGCCGAAACGGTTTTGCCAGTTCCGCGCCGTCCAAACAGATAAAGGAAGTTGCCGCCAAGGTCTGAGATCGACCGCAGGGCTTTCTTCGCTGCCTGGTAAGCGTGCGTATTCTCCCATCTGTTCTCAATTATCCCCTTTTCATACGCAGGGATATGGGAGTTTGCCAGAGCTTCCCGGCGAGCTCTTCCTTGCTCCTCGCGCTCCCATTGCTGCCTTTTGCGCTCATGGTCGGCGTTATTGATGTAGCGGTTTTCAATATTCGCCATCAACTCCTTGAGCGTCGTCCCAATGTGGTCAGTCATTGGTGATCTCCTCGGGGTCTGGGTCAGGTTCATCATCGGCTGAAAAAATTATCATTCCCATTTCTCGGCATTTTCTGACACCCTCCTTGCGCTCCTCGTCCGTCTGCTCTCCTGGTCTTGAACATTTACGGCATTCATCTTCAAGGCGATCCCAATGCTTCCTCAGAGCAGCCCCGGACTGGATATTTGGCGGCCAGAAAGGATCGCTTGGAAGCCAGCGCAACACGGCGTCTATCCTATCCATGCTGATCCCGTCTTTTTCGTGAAGCTTGCGAATATCCTCAGACCATTTGGTAAGTACTTTAGAGTATGCCTCCTCACTGGCTACTCTATGATCTGACTTATACGCTAGTATGGACTCCCTAAGCCTATCTGCTCTAGAGGTATAGGCTGGAGAAAGAGAGACTAAAGATCTTTTTCTTTTCTTTGTTCTGTTATGTTCTGTTCTGTTATGTTCTGTTCTGTTAGCGTTACTTTCGTTACAGAGCGTTTCTGTAACGCCATTGAAACGGTCTGTAACGCTTGTAACGTTACACTTATCCTTTTCCCTGTGTCGTTTAACCCTTTCATATGACTCGCTTCTCTGGTATTCATGCCAGTCGTGAATGATGTAACCGACACCATTATCATCTTCTATTCTGGTGATCAGTCCGGCCATTTCAGCACTTTCCATGCCTTCGGCAATCGCGCAGATATAAAAATCAGGCCATTCCGTTTCGCGATCAAAACGGGTGTGCTCACCGATGAAATCTGCCGACCACATATCAACCGATAGCCTGCCATCCTTGAGGTCATGGTCTTTGGCTATCTCCCAGGCCGCCTTGATGACAACTATCCCCCAAGCTCCTGCCTGTTTCATCTTGGGATGGCGGTTGCAGTTAGCATCGACTCTTAACCACTTGCTCATGGTGTCACTACCCATCGCTGGGCATCTTTATCAAAGCTCACCTTGCCCAGATCTCGCAGCTCGAATAGATGGGAGGCTATACTCCTGACGGGCTCTCTGAAAGCATTCGCCAGGTGGGTCATCGAGCAGCCCTTCGAATTATCTGTCAGCGTCGAGAGTATCTTCGCCTTGATGCTTCTTGCAGGCGAGAGCCATTCGTTTGATCTCATGTCAGCCTCGAAATATCTGCCCTGGCGTCGGGCCTTCATCTGAGAGACTTGGGCAAGCTTGGGCGAGCTTATCCGACGCCAGAGCAAATATGAATTATCATCTGAGCTTTCTCATAGAAGTCAACTCGCCCAAAGTGTGAACCCTCATACTACATCAGCTAACATCGAGTCAAGACAATAACCGCAGATTTTATTGGGGGAGCTATTGCTTAGAGAAAGAAACTCAGTCAGGCCAACTCTGAGAACGTGCAACAGCTTGAAATTATTAGATAAAAAACCGCATTATACATCGCAAAAATGTGATTGATTGTCATCTCCAATATGATGTAATATATAAGGTAAAGGAGGCGAAATGAGCCGAAAAGTGAAAATCAAAAAAAAACAAATCAACATCGAGTTGGAGGCAGAGCTTGTCGAGCAAATCGTCAAGTTTGCAAAGTGTCATAGACTTCATCTCACGCAGAAACAAGCATTGCTTGAACTGATAAGGATCGGCTTATCAGTGAGCGAAGTCGGGGAAGGGGTGATGCAATGAAACTTGAAATTATTCCGACAAAAGAATTAATTGAAAAATTTATGAGAAATGTAACGAAGGGCGAGTGTTGGGAGTGGGGAAAGGGAGACGGCAATTATGGGACATTTAGCATTTCGAAGAACAGGACCATAGGGGCGCACCGCGTGAGTTACGCTTTATTCGTTGGACCAGTGCCAGATAAAATGCAGGTTTGTCACAGATGTGACAACCCATCATGCGTCAAGCCCGATCACCTTTTCCTCGGAACCCAGAAAGATAACATGCGCGATATGAGAGATAAGAAAAGTCGAGGCTACTCTAATCCGGTTCTCAAAGGGAAAAAGAAACATGTAATATTGACGCTTCCCGAGATACACGTGGAACAGATTGACAAATTGGCAATGTTTTTTGAAGAACTACCCAGACGAAAGGCGATTCTGATGCTCATCAAGCGAGGTCTGGATAACTCGCCAGAACTGAAAGAATAACCAAACAACGACGGAGGAGAGGATAAAATGGAAAAATTCGACGAAAAATATTTCAATGATAAGGCTATTGAGACCGGCAAGATATTGGGATGCAAGTATTGGATATTAAAATATCCGAGATCTGATAATTTAAATGGCTATGCATCTGTTCCGATTCGTCTAGAACATCTCGGAGAATACGGCCATGAAGGAATAATGGTATTTGTTCCTGTTCATGGCGGAATTACATTTATCCAAGGCAATGAAAACGAGACCGTCTATGGGTTCGATACCGGTCATTACAACAGCCATGAATATCCTATTCACTGCAAGGTATGGATAAGGGATCAAATAAAAGCAATGATCGAGGGATTGCATCGAGCAAAAGAAGTTGATGAGGAATACAATTTAACAAAATGCTGTGAAAGAAAAAGCAAGCTAATGGAATACGTGGCGGGCGATGCTTCAATTGATGATATGGGAATAATAGGAATATTTTGCGAAACCATAAAAGCGTCTCAGGATTGCGAGCCATGTGATGAAATGGAGAGCAAAGAACAGACGGAAAGGAGAGGACGATGAACACAGCGAAAGAATTGTTTGACAGGTATGCTCACTGGCACGACGCAATTCCCGAACTTGACGATCTCGCCGTTGAGAAAGATCAGGATTGGGAGGGATATTCCACCACGTGGATTTTTGGAGATGGGTCTCGGATTGTAGCGAGCGGGCCGGAATGGCGGTGCCTGGGGAAAAAACCCGACAGATACGATAGGCGATACGTTGACAGCGACGATGACAACGCTATTTTCAGGGCGTGGCTTGGTGAGTCGGGCATGGGGGCGTGGACGGGAACAGATGAAGGTGAGTTTTTGGAGGCGATCGAGGACGAGCTGCGGTACGCTGTAACCGAGGAGGAGGTTCCCTCTAGTGAAGATCGAGAGGGTAAAATGAGCGAAAAAAACGATCTGGAAGATAACGGCAAAGTAACGCTAGGTGGACAAGTGGCCGGGGCGTTGGACCCAGCGCATCAAAACCACGAAGACAGGATAGCGACGCTAGAGGCAAACTTCGAGCTACTTGACATGAAGGTTTCCGGTTATCGAGAGGTATACCAGAACAGGCTTGACGCCGGTATCAAGGAACTTAACATCAGGGTCTCGCGCCTCGAGACGGCGCTGGACTTCTTTGATGCTCTAAGAACGAAGTTTCTCGATATCCAAAGACAGATCGACGAGGAGGTTTTACCGATAGTCGGCACACTATATATTCTTAGGGACAAATTAAACGCATGGTGCATGTGGCTTGGAACCATCGACGGGGAGCCAGAGGGATGTATCTCATACACTGTCAGAAGGATAGTAAAATATATTGGCCATCCCGATCTGGAATTGCCCCACTACACCAAATTGAAAATGAACACATCAAAAGACATCCCAGAACCCGACGATAACCAAAATGCTAATTAGACTTTTGCAATATATCTTTGCTCGGTTCAGGAATATCGAGGCGGATAAAGAGCATTACTGTCACTATTGCGGGGATATTGCCGATCCCATAATGGGCCAAATAGGAGAGGGACATTATGAATATCATCTGGTATGTAAAAGAGAAGATTGCCGGGAAAAGTTTAGAGCGGATTGTGAAGCTAGATTTCTGAACAAGATTTAAGAATGAATTGCTGACGGAAGCATCGGGGACCAATGCCAAACATACGGGGGGAGATACTCAAGGCAGCGAAAAACAGGGTCAAGAGAGACAACGAACGAAATAACAAGCAATGAAAGGAGAAATAGGATGGACTCAGGAATCATCAGTAAACAATGGGCGTCAAGACCGGACGATCAACGCTTTATCAGCATCGAGGAGCTGCACGCCTACAACTTGACAAAGCAGCAAGCCGCGCTTGAACTTGGTGTTGCCCTCGATCATCTAAGACTACAAGCAACTGACGGCGATCTTGTGCTGGCCGATCCGAAGCGTAATACCGGGGCAACCTTCACTCACTGGAGTTTCGGTCAGCTCTGCACGAGGATCGGTGCTCCAGCCGGTTACCTCAGAACCCTGCCACCCGAGCTTGCAGCCATTCCTCTACAGTGGTCACTCGAGCAAAAAAGAGAGGATGCCAAGCTTCTCATGCGGCGCAACGGAACATGGACGATCGATGCCATCACCTCTGGTTCTTATGGCAGAATATTCGATGCAGAGATGACCCAGGCAGTCATCGATCACGTAGATCTTGCAGTCTGGAAAATTCCGGTTGCAAGCTACGCCAGCAGCAACCCCAAAAGAGCCACAACTCTCTACGCTTCAGATCGTGATTGTTTTGTCTGTCTCGTTGATGATCAACACCCGATCACCGTACCAGGGAAAGAGCAAGACACTCTTTTTAGGGGTTTCATTTGCCGCAACTCCGAGGTTGGAGCTGCCGCCTATGATCTGTTCCTCTTTCTGTATCGCTACATCTGTGATAACAGGATCATCTGGGGTCTATCCGATACCAAGCAATTCAAGATCCGGCATACGTCAGGCGGGCCCATGCGGTTCATGCGCGAAGCCAAGCCAGCACTCCAAAAATATCTCGAGAGCGGTACCCAGGACACGATCCAGGCAGTGATCAGAGCGCAGGAAAAAGAGATCGGAAAAACCGAGAAGGATGTCTCATCGTGGCTTAAAGATCGAGGGTTCACCCGAAGCCAATCTCAGAAAATAGTAGAGACAGCGCAGGGAGAAGAGGGCAACCCGCGCTCGATTTGGAACCTCGCAAATGCAGTGACCGATCTTGCAAATGATGTACCCTTCGGTGATGAGCGGCTGGCTCTTGAGAAAAAAGCAGGAAAGATGCTCGATTCCGTGATCTAGCGGTACTGACAGACCCCTCAAAAATACCACTCAACATCCCGACACCTAACCAGAAAAAAAAGGGGCTTGACAAGCTTTCCAGAGATCCCGCCTATACTTAACAGACCCTTGGAGCTTGTTAGCTTACCCCTCTTTTTCTAAAAGCTCTACCAAGTCGCTTTTCTTGGAAAAGCTCGAGGGCTTCAAGCCCTTCTGCCTGGCTATCTTCATCAGCTCGGTTCTCGTAAACTGAGAATAGTCTACGCCAGCCGTTCCCCCTATCTGGATATCGGCATAGTCATCTGCTGCTGACGACGTGGGCGTAATTCCAGAGATCTCTACTCGCTTGTTACCTTCTAGACCTCTAAGGTAATGCCTATCGAGAAAAGCCGCCAGAGCAACCAGCACGTCCTTGGCTACCAGCGCCTTTTGAACCCCACCAATATCATCAGCGAATATTTCGACCTGAAGCTTGATGCTTTTCATGTTCTTTCTCCCTTCACATGAGAGCCATCCTATGCTAGTTTACCTGGCTATGCAAGAATGGAAAAACAGGATAGTCGGCTACGAAGAAAAAGACCCCGCAGAGCTGAAAGCAAACCCTCTCAATTGGCGTACACATCCGAAAAACCAGGAGAAAGCCCTAGAAGGTGTCCTTGATGAAGTTGGGTTAGTCCAGAACATCGTCTTCAATAAAGCGACCGGACATCTGATCGATGGTCATCTCAGGGTTGAGCTTGCCATCAAGCAGAAGCAAGAAAAAGTTCCTGTCACCATGGTTGAGCTGACAGAGGATGAAGAAAGGCTGATCCTCGCTACTCTCGATCCCCTTGGAGCAATGGCCAACGCCAATGCTGACAAGTTGCAAGAATTGATTGCTCAAGTTGACACCCAAAACGAGAGCATAAAAGAGCTACTCGCCGACCTGGAGATAGAACACCCAGTTGAAACAGAACCGGGAGAAGCACCGGAGCCTAAGATAGATCTAGCTGATGAGCTTCAAGAAAAGTGGAAGACAGAGATCGGGCAGCTATGGGAGATAGGAGGGCATAGGTTATTGATTGGGGATTGCGCTAAAGATAGTCCCATTATCTTCTATAAAGACAAATATGCATTGCTAGTAACCGATCCGCCCTATGGCGTCTCGTATGCCTCTAAAAATGAATTCCTAAACAACCTGGATGAGGGTAATCGCTGTCAATCAGAAATAGACGGAGATCATCAATCGCCAGAAGAAATGGAGCAATTCTGGATCGATGCGTTTTCGGCTATTAGAAAATGTGCGAAAGATGGAGCGAGTTATTATATTACTGGCCCACAAGGTGGAGATCTTCTTCTTCTTCTTCTTCAATCTCTACGCCAAAGCAAATTCCCATTAAGACATATGCTGATATGGGCAAAAAACAACCATGTATTAGGGCGTTCAGACTACAACTATAAGCATGAACCGATCATTTATGGTTGGGTAAACGGTAGCCACAAGTTCTATGGGGGCAGCAGCGAGGTATCGCTATGGGAAATAGATAAGCCCCTAAAGTCCGAGCACCATCCAACCATGAAACCAGTTGAATTGTTCGCAAGAGCGGTGAAAAACAGTAGCCTAAGAGGGGATATTGTCTGCGATCCCTTCCTCGGCTCAGGTACGACCATGATCGCTTGTGAGCAACTAGGACGTAAATGCTACGGAATAGAGATAGAACCCAAATATGCCGCCGTTACCTTGGAGCGTATGCTAGAATTAGGGGTCGAAGGTAAACTGATAGGGGAATAGCATGGCAGGTAAAAAAGGCGTCTCCGGTCGTAAGACAAAGCTCACTCCTGAAGTGCAAAAGAGGATAGTTGAGAGCGTTAGACTTGGAGCGCCCTACTGCCTGGCAGCTCAGAGCGGGGGAATAGGTGAGAGCACGCTATATGATTGGATGGAACGCGGAGAAAAGGGAGAGAGAAGGGAACAGAAGGATATTTATGTAGAATTTGCAAAAGCAATAAAAGAAGCCGAGTCAGCTTGCTTCAACGCTATGCTAGGGAGAATACAGCTCGCAGCTTCTACAAGTTGGCAGGCCGCAGCATGGTTGCTTGAGCGTAGATACCCTCAACAGTTTGCTAGAACGATGAAACAGCAAGAGACATGGAACGAGCCCGCAGAAGTGGTCAAAGAGAAGCGTACCCGTCTGAGGGCGATCATCGGCGGGAAGGCAGAGCCAGACAACGGAAATAGTGCATAATGGGATATGATCTAGAGGAAAGGTTTTGCAGACTGTCGAGAGAGTCAAAGGGATTAGACCCTCGAGATTTGCGCTGTGTCTTTTGCAAGAGACAGATCGCAGAGAAAGACATTGTAGCAGTAATTGATTTTTCCAGAGACCCAGAAGCATTCGTCGTGGCGCATCTCCATCATCACGGCGTAAGGAACGAGATAAGAGATCCTGTCCAGATAACGGCAGGAAGCTTGCTCATATATATTGCCGATGAAATGGGATTGGCCTGCGACTAACAATGCCAACCGATGATAGCTGGAAAGATCACCTAGTTACCTTTGCGGAGTATCTTTCTCGTGGTAACTGGAAGCCTTATAGACATCTAACCTACCTAGCCAAAGAGATCACAAAGGCGATAGGTCCAGGCAGCGGTAGACTGATCATCAACATGCCACCAAGGCATGGTAAGAGCACTCTTGCTTCCCACTGGTTCCCCGCATGGTTCCTCGAGGCTTTCCCAGAGCAGTGGGTAATGCTTTGCTCTTATGAGGCGAGCATAGCGGCAGACTGGGGCCGAAGAGTAAGAGACACTTTTAATACCAGAGAGCTTTGGACCAACATACGAGACGACGTGAGAGCTGCTAACCGCTGGTATACTCCAGAAGGCGGGGGAATGATCACCGCTGGCGTTGGGGGACCGATAGGCGGCAGAGGCTTTCACCTTGGCATCATAGATGACCCGTTTAAGAACTGGGAGCAAGCATACTCCTCAACATACCGCCGACATCTGCTAGACTGGTTTCAGTCTACTTTCTACACTCGGAAAGAACCCAATGGATCGATCGTCATTATTCAAACCCGTTGGCACGAGAACGACCTGGCCGGATGGCTCATAAAAGAACATTCAGACAAGTGGACAGAGATCAACTTGCCTGCTCTGGCAGAGGAGAACGATCCGATAGGCAGAGAGCAGGGAGAGCCACTATGCTCGGAGAGATATGGCAAGGATGAGCTTGATCGTATCAGGGAGGCCGTGGGATCGAAGGTCTGGTCTGGTCTCTACCAACAGCGACCAGCACCAGCAGGGGGAGCGATATTCAAACAGGAATGGATCAGATATTGGGAAACACTGCCGACCGTTGAGCTACAGATACAGAGCTGGGATGCTGCATTCAAGGATGCCAAAAGCTCGAGCTATGTGGTGGGACAGCTCTGGGGAAAGCATGGCTCAGACTTCTATCTGCTGGGTCAGAAAAGAGATCGAATGGACTTCGTTTCGACTCTGGCCGCCATCGAGTCAATGACGAAGTTCTGGCCAGAGGCTACGGGCAAACTTGTTGAAGATAAGGCAAACGGACCAGCGATCATCTCGACGCTTCAGAACAAGATACCGGGAATTCTTCCCGTTAACCCAAGGGGAAGCAAGGAAGCCAGAGCGCAAGCTGTAGCTCCACTCTGGGAGTCGGGGCATGTCTATCTACCACACCCGAATATACATACCTGGGTGAGAGACTTCGTTGAGGAGTTGATCACCTTTCCTGCTTCGGCCAATGACGATCAAGTTGATGCCATGAGTCAGGCTCTCAGTCACTTATCAGAAAGACAACACGCATCTCTTGATATAAAAATTCCAGACTTGACACAGGGCTCTATCTGGCGTATGTAGGAGGATAGTTGTCCTGACACTCCTGTTTCACTTTCATCGACACCCTGAGCCCTTTACCTAGCGGCTCGGGGTGTGTCCATTGACATCCAATCAACCCATCTGCTATGGACCGAGAAAACGGAATAAAGCGGGATCAACGCGGTCCCGATAGGGATTGACAAAGGATCATGCCTAGAAAAAAACCGCCTGATAAAGGAACCGGAGCTGCTTTACTCACCGCAGGAATGTCAAAGGCCGAAGCCTCAAAGGAGATCGGGATCACCGGGCTTGAGGTTTCATCTGGGAAAATATACGAGGAGTTCCTGACCCAGCTAGAGGGTGAAAAGGGGATCAAGGTCTTCAAGGAGATGTCGGAGAATGATCCGACGGTCGGTGCTATTCTTTTTGCAATAGAGATGCTGATCAGGCAGGTTGACTGGCTGGTCGAGCCCGCCTCTGAAGACAAGGAAGATGTAGAGCGAGCCGAATTCCTCGAGTCCTGTATGTGGGATATGGATATACCATTCATAGAGGTCATCTCAGAGATCCTCAGCATGTTGATCTATGGCTATTCGATACACGAGGAGGTTTACAAAGTCAGAAAGGGATTGAGCTTCAAGGAGGGCGCGGTCTCCTCTAAATACGATGATGGTAGGATAGGCTGGCGCAGGTTACCGATCAGAGCGCAGGAGACGATCGATCGCTGGGAGTTCTCTGACAATGGCGAAGTGTTGGGCGTGTACCAGGTAGCTCCACCTAGCTATATTGAGGTATATATCCCAGCAACAAAGCTTGTGCATTTCAGGACTACTGCAAAAAAGGGCAACCCAGAGGGCAAATCGATTCTGAGGACAGCCTATCGTCCATGGTACTTCAAAAAGAACATCGAGGAGATTCAGGCGATAGGCGTTGAACGCGATCTGGCCGGTTTGCCGATGGCACTGGTCCCACCCGAGATGCTTTCAGAGAGTGCTTCATCGCTTCAGAAAAACCTGCTAGCGCAGATCAAGAAGATCGTTCGCAATGTAAGGATCGACAGCCAGGCAGGGATCATCTTTCCGAATGCTTTTGATACAAATGGAAATAAGCTTTATGAGCTAACCATGCTCGGGCCAAGCAGGATCAAGGCATTCAATACTAGAGAGATCATGACTTACTATGATCAGCGAATAGCAACTACTGTGCTGGGCGATTTCGTTCTTCTGGGTCATGAGAAGGTCGGATCGCTAGCTCTGGCATCTAGCAAAACAGGGATGTTTGCAACCGCGATCGGGGCTTGGATGGATTCGATTGCCGAGACGCTAAACAGAACAGCGGTCCCTAGACTATTCGCCCTTAACGGCTATTCAGGAGAGTACCCCCAGATCATTCATGGGGATATCGAGAGCAGAGATCTTGCAGAGCTTGGGGCTTTCATTACGGCGATGGCCAATGCTGGAGCTATGCTCTTTCCTGATGAGGAGCTTGAAAGATATCTAAGGCGGCAGGCAGGGATACCAGAGCAGATCTCTGAATAAAATGTTTCAGATCTTACCAGCAAGCAAAGGAAAGAGAAGAGTTACCAAGGCGATGCCAGGAGCAGAGCGGTCCCTTCGGATCCTCGCTGGCAGAGTGCAGGGTGATATATTTCGATATCTGATGGAGTCGCTAAGGTTCCTCAAGGATCAGGTAGACATTGATGAGCTGGTCAGAGTAATAGGGAAAGAAGACCCGCTGGGGTATGTTGATGCCTCTGGAATCGAGAACATCAAGGGGATCATATCTGGACTGGATCTAGAAATATCAAACGGACTGATACTCGGCGGAAGGAGTGCAGCTCGTGAACTAGGTATGGATCTATCAATAGATCTTACCAGGGCAAGCGTTACAAAGTGGAAGGAAAAATACCTCAATGGTCTGGTGTCTGATATTGGCAATAATTCAAAGGCTGCCGTTAAATACATTATAGAAGAAGGAATAGACAAGAACAGACACCCTCTCAAGATCGCCAGAGATGTCAAGAATGGTATAGGGCTAAACGATCGACTGAGCATCGCCGTCGCCAGAAAACGATCTGCACTGGAAGCCGCAGGAGTACCCGAGGCAAGAATTGAAAAAACGATCGCCAGATATCACGAGAAGCTGTTGAAGTACCGAGCGGAGATGATAGCGAGGACAGAATCCGTAAGAGCGATCAATCATGGCAAGCTGGAAATGTGGAAACAGCTTAAAGATGGAGGGTCTCTGCCACCATCGGCGGTAAAGATCTGGTTAACTTCTATTGATGAGAAGGTTTGTCCTATCTGCCGTCCATTACACTATACCCAGAAAAAACTTGGTGAGGAGTTCGAGAGCAATGGCTTTTCCTCTGAGGCTCCACCTATTCATACTACGTGCCGATGCACATTGATAGTAAGCAGGGAAAAGAGAGAAAGAGGAGAGCCAGAAGAGATCGAGGGTTTGCCGGGCAAGTGGCCGACTCTTGAACCGCTGGAGTAAGCCGATGCAAAGCAGAGAATATCTTGAAACACTGTTAGAGAAAGTCAAAGACCAGATCCCTGATGCCATCTGGAGGGAGCTGCACAGGGCAGCGATGCCAAAGGCTGGCGGAAAGGCATCATGGAGAGAGCCAGAGATCACGATACTGGAGAAGCTCGCTCTAGCAGAGATGCGACCATCGATGCTAACAAAGGTTGAAGACGACGAAATAAAGGCAGCGTGGTTAAGGCTCAATCAATGGTATGGGCAAGCAAAGAGAAGAAAACGCCCGATCGAGGATATCGTTAACGCTGCTGTTTGGGTCAAGCAAGAGCTTGATAAGCGCGGGATCGGCTACGATAAAGATGGAGCGTTGTCCCAGGAGACAGAAAAGATCTCCAAGGCTTTGATGGAAGTCAAGCCCTCTGGGAACGATAATGGAGATCTGATTAGTACCAAGGATGTTCTGCCTCATTTCAAAGACTTCATGCTGAGAAAGGAATACATAACTGTTGTCGGCGGGATCTGCAACAACGAAAAGGGAACCAAGGGAGATATAGACATTCTGGTAAAAGACTGCGAAGAACTACCAGATGAATGGAAGAAAGTGATCGAATTTCGTTTAATGAGGGCACTGCCTGAAGAGATGAGAGAAAGGGTTCATTTTCTTTATGACGATCTGAAAGGTCCATTTACCAATCATATTCCGATCTACAATCTGCTGTTTCAGAGATGCAACCCAGATAATGAAGTGATCAAGATGTCGGCAGAAGAAACAGAGAAACAAGAGGACGTAGGAACCAGAGGAGAGGAAGCAGAGAAAGCCTGGCAGGCTCATTGGCAAGAAATGTACCCGTCAAGCGGAAAGGGTCAATTTGTTTATCAACATCATTGGAGAGGATTGACCGAGGAGGAGAAAGACGACGGTGAAGAAAAGCTCCTACAGACCGACCACAGCTTGCATGGTGACATCAGGCTGAAGGGACCTGGATCAGAGCTGTTTGGATTTACCATTGCCCTCGGAGAAACGAGCGAAAACAAAGGCAACGATAAGCTATACGATCTCAAGGGTGAGAACAGGCTGAGAACATTTCTCAAGCTTTCTCAGCCATCGTCATGGTTGAGTGTCGGCGAGGATGGCCCTATGATAGTTGAGCCCGGAGGCGTAGGAGCAACGTCAGACAAATGGGCAAAGTTCTTCAAGGAAGACGGTGGAGAATATGAGATCGGCGTCTGGAATAGGCATCTAGTCGAACTGTTTCTGAAAGGGAAACACCTAAAGGGGCGCTATGTCTTCCAGTCGGCCCCGTTAGCAGGCGGTAATGAACGGGTCTGGTTAGTCAGCAAGCCGGAAGATCAGAAGCCTATGGCAGAGACACTTGATCTCGAGCAACTAATTGCAAAGCTGAAGCCAAGGGATCATCAATGGCTAGTCTGGGCAAAGCCAGGAACGAGGCCGCAGCTTGTCAATGTGAAGACAGGCAAGATCGTCAAGAGCCTGCTAGCACCGATCCTCTGCACCAACGATGAAAAGCAGATCATCTATTCCATAGTAGCCGAGCCGGATACCGTCGATCTCCACGGTCATAAGCTCTCGGTTGATAACATCGAGAGGGCTTGCCATAAATTCATGGATCACCTCAAGGTTGGGCTCGAGCACAAGAACCCAGCGGCAGCCAAGGTGATCGAGAACCTGACGATCCCGCCAGATGTAAAGCAGTTCTACGGCAAGACCGTTAAGCCTGGGACGTGGATCGTTGGGATACATATTCAAGACAGCGATACTTGGAGGGATGTAAAGAATGGTAAATACACTGGCGTCAGCCTTGGGGGATACGCGAGAAAGGTCCCAGATGGTAAAAACGTATAGCACAAAAGAAGTCTCATTAAAGATCGGGGTATCAATGGACACCCTGCAATTCTGGGCACGGCAAGAGATGCTCACACCGGAGGCCAGCGGAGAGGGCAAGCGGCGACGGCTTACATGGAGTGAGGATGATGTATCTGCGGCTGAAGTTCTGCGAGATACCCAGAGGATAGGAGAGCTGATGCGAAAGGCCAGAGAAGCAAAGGAGACTGTTTTCGATGGTCGTCTGGTCGCTGCTGGCTTTTCCGGGGTAAAGAAGATCTCTCCAGATACTCCAGCGATCGAGATACTCCGCAGAGCCGGACCTTTCTGTATTCTGCTAGGCTAATTTTTTTAGTCTGACTGTTGACACTCAGTCAAAGCATCGGTTTTTCTGTTACCCGATGCCAATAGATCTAGAAGATCTTGAAGTACATGAGATCAGCTTGGTTAAAAACCCGGCTGTACCTTCCGCGAAGTTTTTGATCCTAAAACATCAAGAGGAGATTGACGAAATGTCAGATAAAAAGGAATTGTCTCCCGAGCTGACCTCCAAGCTCGAGGAGATACTCAAGGCAGAGAAGCTCGAGGGTGACAAGGCTCAAAAGGTCAAGGATGCCCTGAAGATTCTCAACGAGATCAAGGGCGATGTCCCTCCCGCGATCTTCAACATGCTGGCCGGTCTGGTAGGCTACCCGACCGCCAAAAGTGCAGACGATCCTCCCGCGCCAAAGCCAGAGCCAGAACCAAAGCCAGAGCTTGCACCAGAGGTGAAAGCACAGCTCGAGGAGATCAAGAAAGCAAAGGAAGACTCCGATGCGAAGATCGCCGAGCTGCAAAAGAGCCTGGACGCCGAAAAGGAAAAGGCTTTGACAAAGGAGTATCTGGAGAAAGCAGCCGGATATTCTCACGTCCCCATGAAGACCGAAGATCTCGGAGCACTGATGAAGGACGTATCAGCCAAGATCCCGGAGCACAGCGATAAGCTGATCGAGATGCTCAAGGCGGTAGATGGAGCGATCGGTCAGTCTGAGATCTTGCAGGAGCGAGGATCGAACCTGGGCGGGACCAGAGACGTTGAGGAAAAGATCAACGCGAAGGTCAAGGAGCTGATCACCAAAAATACGGGACTCACCAAGGAACAGGCTTACGTCCAGGTCCTCAATGAGAACCCCGAGCTATACTCGGAATACGAGGCAAAGAGGAGCTAAAAAATGGCCTACGAACTTAACCCACAATATATGTCCCTGATGGCTGCTGCCGATCTATCGGCGAAGCAGTACTATCTGATCGACATCGACACAAATGGAAAGGCTGCTCTTGCTGGCAACGGCGAGCAGATCGCTGGCAGTCTGCAAAACAAGCCGACGGCTGGACAAACCGCAAAGGTCCAGATCTCTGGAGTTGCAAAGGTGCTGGTAGCCGAAGCGATCACTCAGGGATCGAATGTTGCATCTGACGCCGATGGAAAGGGCGTCAATGCCGCAACTGGAGACGCGATCTTCGGTGTTGCGGTAACCTCTGCAACGGCAGCCGGTGACATCATCCCCGTTCTGATCACCCAAGCTGGTGAGTCGGCATAAAGGAGCAATGAGATGAAACCAACACTTTCAGACGTTCACGTTAATGCGCCGCTCACCAATATCGCTGTGGCCTATATGCAGGCAAAGGAAAACTATGTGGCAACGCAAGCTTTCCCCACCGTGCCTGTACTCAAGCAGGGCGATCGTTACTTTGTCTTCGACAAGGGCGATCTTCTGCGAGACGAGGCACAGCTCAGAGCACCCGGCACCGAGTCGGCTGGCTCGGGAGTGGCGATCGACAACACGCCGAGCTATTACTGCGATGTCTACGCCTATCACGAGGACGTTAGCGATCAGCTCAAGGCTAACGCCGATGCTCCCCTGAGCCCTGAGAGGGACAGCACCGAGAACGTGATGCAGAAGCTCATGACCAAGCGAGAGCGGCTCTGGGCAGCTTCGTATTTCGCAACATCGGTCTGGACCACTGACAGGCAGGGCGTTGCCGCTGGACCGACTGGGACCCAATTCCTTCAGTGGGATGCTGCAAGCAGCGATCCGATCACTGATATCGGTGTGTCGAAGGAAAACATCCGAGCCCTGACAGGATTCATGGCCAACACCCTCGTGGTTGGTCCCCTGGTGTGGAACATCCTCAAGAACCACTCGGCGATCCTGGACCGGATCAAGTACACCCAGAAGGGCATCGTCACCGAGCAACTGGTTGCCCCCCTGCTGGGAGTTGATAAGCTTCTGGTGGCCAATGCGATCTACAACTCAGCGATCGAGGGACAGACCGCAGTCATGGCCGACATCTACGGCAAAGCTGCTCTGCTCACCTATTCTGCTCCCGCTCCAAGCATCCGTCGTCCATCGGCTGGTTATTGCTTTTCCTGGAAAGGCTTGATCGGCTCCGGTGAGGGCGGGGTGAGGATCAAGAAGTTCCGCATGGAACATCTCGAGAGCGACAGGATCGAGGGTGAGATGGCTTGGCAGTTCAAGGTGGTTTGCGCTGACTGTGGCGTATATATGTATGATGCCATCGGCTAGGCAGTGATCGTGCAATGGCTTGGACCTACAGCGGTGACCCGTCTACCAGCCCGAAAGACGAGGTTCGCTTTATCATCGGCGACACCGATTCGAGTGATCCTCAACTTTCCGATGGAGAGATAGAGTACCTCCTATCCGAATATGGGTCACCGCTTGCGGCTGCCATTCCTGCCATTGAAAGCCTGATAGCCAAATATACTCGGTATGCTGATCAGCGTACTGGCGATATTTCAGTTTCTTACTCAAAGCTAGTCGATCAATACAGAGCCCTTCTCTCCACCATAAAGGATAAGCTAGCCGCTGCTGATGCCCTGCCTTATTGCGGTGGAATATCGATCTCAGATCGAGAGATAGACGAGGAGGACGATGATCGGGTTCCACCATCTTTTGACAAGGGCTTTATGGACAATATCTGATGTCTGTCAAGGTCAAGGACATAGATCGCGGGTTCAAGCGAATTATGAAAGAGCTTGAAAATGCTTCTATGGATGCTCATATTGACATCGGATACTTCGGAGAGAAAAAAACGGCTGACGGTGAGTATACTCTTGTGGGTATCGCAGCAGTCCAAGAATTTGGGACAAAGCCAGGAACGGTTCCAAAAATTCCAGAACGATCATTCTTGAGATCTACCGCAGATGCCAGGGTAAGCAGATGGGGCAGGGCAACAGAGGAAGCCATAGGCGACATGATTGACGGCAAGACCGATCTAGTTGGTGCCTTGGCGGCAGTTGGGGAGGAGTGTGTTGGGGATGTTCAGGAGAAAATTACTCGGCTGAGAACTCCCCCCAATGCCCCGTCAACTATCGCCAGAAAGGGAACGTCAAATCCCTTGATCCATACCGGAGCAATGAAGAATTATTGCAGAGCCAGGATAGTTCTAGCAGGAACATCTAAAAGAATAGTTGAGAAAGAATGATCCCGACTCCTAACACCATGTTTTCAACCTATACGGTAAAGCGTTTTACCGCTGGATCGTGGACCAATGGTGTCTGGGTAAATGGAACGCAGTCAACTTTTCAGATCACAGCCTCGGTGCAACCTGCAAAGCAAGAGGATCTGATCTACTTGCCAGAGGGGCAGCGAACATCAGCAGCGGTTAAAATTTACACTGATATAGAGGTTAGAACAGGGAACGAAAAAACTGGCATTCAGTCGGATCTGCTCGAGTTTCAGGGAGAGGATTGGGAAATACAGCAGGTGTGGAACCATCAAGAATTGACTCTTGCTCATTACAAGGCGATCGCGGTGAGGAAAGATAGAGCATGATCACGAGTGCTCAGATATATGCCGCTTTCAGATCGTGGCTCAGTACGGCAACGGGGTTGACTGTTATTCACGAGCAGGCAGCATCGACCGGGCCAAGACCTGGGACAACATACGTTACCGTCAAGCTCTTGGCGATCCGTCAAGTTGGCTGGGATGATTATGGCGAGCTAACAGATCCTCTCGGTCCTCCTGCATACGGAACAATGCCCATCAGAGGCGACAGGGTTTTGACTGCTTCGATCAATGTCATCGGGCCGAATGCCGTGGACAAGGCAAGAGATGCAATGAACGATCTCAACAAAGAAACCGTCAGAGATCAGTTCAGAGCAGCAAAGATCGCGATCCGTAGAGTAACCGCTTACGATGACCTGACCGGTCTTTTCGATACCGAGTGGGAGCCGAGGGTTCACTTTGATCAAGAGTTCGCCATTGCTGATAACTATACCGACTCCATTGCAATAATTGAACATGTTGAAGGAACGGCGGAGTTTATAACTCCGAGCGGAACAATAGAGGAACCTTTTACCATCAACTAAGGAGATCTTTGATGTCTCTCGACGATATTGTAAATATTCAGATCACAAGAGAAACCGCAGCAGTTGATCGAGCCGGTTTCAAAGAGATGCTGATCCTAGATCCTCACGCCAGATTTTATCCGAGGGTAACCTGGTATTCCAATCTAGCAGCCATGGCTTCTGCTGGCTGGCAGACTGACGATCTTGCCTATGTCGCTGCTAGCGACTGGTTCGCCCAGAGCCCTAAGCCAACGCGGGTAGCGGTGGGTAAAGTGATCGGAGATACGATTGTAGTATCGATCGACTCTGTTCAAAATTCGACTGATTATATCATCTATATCGAGTCGGCAACGCCAGGAACTCCCACGGAGTTCAAATACACATCTGATCCGACGGCTACCCAGACAGAGATCGCTGACGGGCTGGTTGCCCTGATAAACGCCGGTTCTGAGCCAATGACCGCTTCAAATGTCGGTGATGATGTCCAGCTTGTCAACGATGTTGCCAAGGCGAAATATGCGGTGACCATCAATAGCTGGTCGCTGATGTCCGTGGGTGTTCCAACTTCAGCAGAGGAACCAGACGCCGCGCTAAATGCGATCGTGCTCGAGGACAACACCTGGTATGGACTCTGCTATACGAGCAGAACCGAGGCTGACATCAAGACGGTGATGGATTGGGCCGAAACGGTTTACAAGATCTTCGGCACTGCTTCAGATGATACCAACATCCTGGCCAGCTCAGACACCACCTCTCTCGCCTATTATGCTGAATCGAATTCCCTGGCAAGATCATGGGTGCAGTATAGCGCCAATGCCTCGACTGAATATCCCGAGGCGGCATGGATGGGCAAGGCTCTTACATTCGATCCTGACGTGATCCACATCACCTGGGCTTTCAAGACTCTTTCGAGCGTGACCGTGGACTCGATTACTGATGATCAGCGATCCAATGCCCTTGGAAAGAATGCCAACATCTACCAGCCAGTTGGTGGAGTGAACATCACCGAATTTGGAACCATGGGTGAAGGAGAGTATATTGATGTCATTCTGGGCTGTGACTGGATCAGGGCGAGGATGCAGGAAAACATCTTCTCTCGTCTAGTGAACCAGCCAAAGATCCCATACACCGACAAGGGTATTGCATCGATCGAGGCGAGCATCAAGAAGGATCTTCAAACCGGAATTGATGTAGGCTTTCTTGCCGACAGCCCGGCTCCAGTTGTGACTGTTCCTGCCGCTGCCGATGTGGACCAGGCAGACAAGGCAGCTCGGCTGCTAAAAAATATCACGTTTTCCGCAACTCTTGCCGGTGCAATTCATACCGTCCAGGTGACCGGGACGGTTACCGTCTGATAGGAGATAAAAGATGCCAATTGAAACCTATTCCCCCGGTGATACCGTCTTGACGGTAAACGGGAACATTATAAGCGGATACGCTGACGGCACATTCATCACGGCAGAGCGCGAGGTTGACGCATACACCAAGGTTGTTGGAGCAGACGGTGAGGTTAGCAGAACCAAGTCAGCGAACCGCTCAGGTCGAGTAACGCTCACTCTCAAGCAGACATCAGCATCAAATGCCGTGCTAATGGCGATTGCTGCCGATGATGAGCTTTTGGATGCCGGAGTTATTGATGTATATCTGAAGGATAACCTTGGGTATACGATCTTCGGTGGTGAGGGCTGGATCGTAAAGCAGCCCAACTTCGAGCTAGGATCAGAAGAGGCAAACCGGGAATGGCTGATCGATATGGCATATCTCTCGTTTACCTTCCCAACCACACTGGTATAGGTGACTGATGTCGCGCAATTATGAGGAAAAGGAAATTGACGGGAGTATCTGGACGGTCCAACAATGGCCAGCTTCATTTGGTGTGCGAATCATCGCTAGAATTCTGAGAATGATAGGCGGTCCTGTGGGATCTGCTATCGGAGCTTTCAAGGGGGAAGGTAGCGTTCTGGATGCTGCTGCTGATATGGCCACGCTTGGTAAAGCCGTGGGAGAGCTTGCAGAACGACTTGACGATGAGAACGTCTTGAAGCTGATCAAGGATATCTTGTCATCTACCAGGTGTGATAGCAAAGAGGTTTTGCCACAGTTTGATACGTTATTCATGGCGAGATATGGGACTCTAGGCAAGGTTGTATTATTTGCCGTGGAGGTTAATTTGGCTATCCCTTTTCACGAATTCATAGCATCCCGCTCGGTGGCGGATACGGGAGGAGAAATAAAAACAATCCAGGCCCAGGCGTGATTCTGGGCAATGAAAATGGTCAAGCCCTAACTGATGAGTGGATGCTTTGGAGGGTTGTTCTATCGAAAATAGCTACACTCGAAGAGCTTGACACTCACTGGAGTTTAGATGATCTGGTAATGGCTAATTTAGCATTAATGTACCAGGACGAGATCTCGATCAGGGACCTGCAGAAACAAAAGCCCGGAGCCAGCAAACATGGGTCTAACCCTTACCATCAGAGAGCTAATAGTAAAGCTCGGGCTATCCGCTGATACCGACGCTGTTGATAGATTCAACAAAGCAATAGACGCCACCAAAAACAGGCTATCTGTTACAGGTGCAGCATTTGAGCGGTTCGGCAAAGCAATGACAGCGGCAGGTAGAAAACTGACCACCACTGTAACGCTGCCGATCGTTGGCGTCGGGGCTTTGATGGTTAAGACGGCGGCTGACGCCGAAGAAAGCGAAAGCAAATTCGATGCTGTTTTTAAAAATCAAAAAGATGATGTTAGGGCGTGGAGCAACGCTCTTGCAAAAGATATAGGTAGAAGTAGTTACCAGATCAGGGAATTTGCCGCAGGGCTGCAAGACACGTTTGTCCCACTAGGATTTGCAAGAGACAAGGCTGCAGACTTTTCTAAAAAATTAACAGAGTTGGCGATCGACGTATCGTCTTTTCAAAACAAAGCCGAGCCGGAAGTTATCCAGGCTTTTACCTCTGCTATAGTTGGCAATCATGAGGCTGTTCGCCAGTTCGGGATCACCATTACTGAATCAAGGCTAAAAGAAAAAATAGCCGAAATGTCAAAGACGGTTGCAGGATTTAAAAAGGAATCAATCGACACTCAGAAGGTCTTGGCCAGATACCAGCTAATAACAGAGGGAACGAGTGACGCCCATGGAGATGCTAAGAGAACGGCTGGATCTTTTACCAATCAAATGAAGGCTTTGAAATCACAGCTAATAGAAGTCGCTGTGATTTTTGGCAAGGAAATAATACCACTCCTTCAACCTATTATTAAAGGATTTGGCGATTTTGTTAAACGTCTTTCCGGTGCCGATCAGCATACGAAAGATTTAATAAAAAAGATTGTGTTATTTGTAGCGGCTATAGGCCCACTGCTACTAATTCTAGGTACGCTATCATCGTCGCTTCTTTCAATAATAAATCTTTATAGATTGCTAAAGACTACCTCTGAGATTGCCGGAATAGCTGGCAAGGGTATGTGGCGAGGTATTCTTGGCCCTATAGGTCTTATTATAACAGCGGTAACGCTGATCATTACTTACTGGGATGAGATCTATGCTTGGATTTTGAAATTTTGGGAACTTCTGAAAAGAGCTGCTGCTGTATTCTGGGAGAGTATAAAGAATATCGGGAACGCAATAGCTGGCGTATTTTCAAGAGCATGGGATTATCTGGCTGCTCTCCCTGGTAGGATATGGACGGCCATCACATCTGGAGTCGCTGCCGCCATCCAGTGGATCAAGAGCCAGATCCAGGCTCTAATAGCCTGGGGTTTGGCTCAGTTTTCTAAACTGGCTAATGTCCCCGGTCTTGGAATACTCTCAAAAATTCTTGGTCAGAAGGCCGCTGCTGGTGTTGCTGCTGGAGAACGCGGAGTAGCTGGCGGTGCTTTGGGTGCCATGAGTCAATTTATTCCTTCTCTTGCTCCAGTGGCGGCAGCAGCGGGAGGAGGCGGTATCAATTATCAACCTACGATCAATGTAAATGTTCCCCCTGGAACACCTGCTTCAGAAGCCCAACGTATATCTGACGTGGTTGGCAATGAGTCAAGCAAGACATTTCGCAGAACGATCGGAGACGTGAGGAGATGAGTAAAAAGCCTTTTATCTCCATCCTTGTCACTGAGCCGATCGGTGGTATTGAGGACGTTATCACCGAGATCCCGATCGACGTGAGGCTTGCGACAACTCACTCATTTAGTGCAGAAGTGACAGAATATCCAGTTGAAGAGGGCGCTATTATTACAGATCACGTCCATCTAAAGCCTGATACTTTGTCGATCGAGGGCTTCGTGTCTGACTCCCCGGTCAATGTTGTTCCGAATGTCATGCCATCTTTAAAGGGAGATAGTGATACGCCTGATAGGTATACAAGATCACAGGATGCCTTTGACATTCTTCAAATAGTTTTCAGAGAACGGACGCCATTGACAGTGGTTGATAGGTTTCAGACTTATGAAGACATGATCATCGAACGGCTCGAGATACCGCAGAGCCCCGATAGATCAACATCTTTGTGGTTCACCATGAACCTAAAGAAGATCTCCACCGTTGAGACTCTGACGGCTGCTCTTCCTCCAGATGTAGTAGCGCGTCTCAAAAGGAGAAGGCTGAAAGTCCTACGCCAGAAAAGACTTGATGCATTGACCAAGAAATATGGTGAGCAGAAAGCTAAATGGATCGATCAGGGATATATGTCAGTTGCTACTGCAGAATCCGAAACTGATGAACATGCCAAAGCCGTTGCCAGCCAATATTTCGGCGGCGAGAGAGCTGTCGTTGAAAGAGAGCCATTATGATCAGGATACCAATAAGATCTGACATCTATTGGTATATAGAGAATGTCGAGCTTAACGGCTCTGTTTTCAGGCTCGAGATCGCATGGAACACAAGAGGTCAAAGATGGTATCTCAGTATCTTGACATCGGATGGTGAAATGATAGTTGCTGGAATTCCTCTTGTGGTTGATACTCCGCTGATCAATAGGTTCGCAGATCGGAGGCTTCCATATGGGTTACTGATGATGGTCGATACTACGGGGCAGGGTAGAGAACCGGAGCAGGAAGATCTCGGAGATCGGGTGCGGTTGATCTTCGGGACAGTCGAGGAGTTCGCTGCATAATGGGCGTAGAACTTTTCAAGCGCGAGGCTAACCTGACGATCGCTCCTCTAAGTGGTGCAGAGGGGATCAAAATAAATGGCTTGCGTCTGCAATTTAAAGTGGAGAAGACCTCAACATCTGAGGGCAATAAGGCCAACGTCAAGATCTTTAACCTAGCTCCAAACACTCGAGATTGGATCCAGGTAAAAGATCAGGGGGCTGTACTGAATGCTGGCTATAAGGATCTTGTTCAACGCCTATTTGTAGGCACCATCAAACGCCTTGAGCATAAGCGTGAGGGCGTGAACATACTGACCGAGATCGAGTGTAAGGATGGAGGGCTTGATCTTGAAGTCCCAGAATTTAGCAAGAGCTATTCTGCCGGTGTGCCAAAGCGAAGAATTATCGACGATATCATTGCAGCTATGCCGCATACAGGAAAGGGCAAGCTTTCATCGTCTGGTATTGCTGGAAGCATATCATCAAAGATAAGTCTGACAGGGACCTGTAAGCGTGTACTTGACAAGCTGTCCCGCTCTTGGGTCTTCGAGTGGAGCGTTCAAGATGGCAACTTACAGATCCTCGACGAAAACACAACCTCGACAACTTCAGCCTATGCAATTGTCCTACGTCCTGACTCTGGCCTGATAGGCGTACCTGTAAAGACAGATCGCGGCTGCAAGTTCAAGTCGCTGATGATACCGAGCATAGTACCTGGCTGCTATGTAACGATAGAGAGTGAGTTCCTGAAAGGAAGCTACAAAGCAGAGAGCGTGATTCACGAGGGAGATACTCATGGATCTGAATGGACCACGGAAGCAGAGGCGAGGAATATCTGATGCCATTGGGACTTCAAAACATAGGTGAACCGAACCTCAGTCAACTGGCCGAAGCAATCATTGATGGAGCTGCCGAAGACGTGAGAGTTGCCATGCCCGGAGTGGTTACCTCTGTAAATATGCGATCCTCTACGGTAAGTGTGCAGCCTGCTGTCAAAAGGAATGGTGCCGACAACTACGATCCAATTATTCCAGATGTCCCGCTTTGCTTTCCTCGATCTAGCACGGCTCGGCTGACTTTCCCGGTCAATGCTGGAGATAACGTACTGCTGGTTTTTTCAGACCGAAGCATCGAGGACTGGTTGAGAGCTGGAGGCTCTAAGGCTAGCGCGGGAGATGCCAGGATTCATGATATCACCGACGCATTTGCGATCCCCATGAGCATCGAGTCAATACCACTTGATAGACTGAGCGATCTCAGTCTCGAGCATGAAGGAGGAGAGGTGAGGATCGACTCAACTGGCAACACCGTGGTAGATGGGGTGATAACTGTCAAGTTGGGCGGTTCTGCAACTCAGCCAATCATGAAAGGAACGATCTTTAACACGGCTCATGGAATCATGTTGACTGCGATATCTACAGCATTCAATAGTCTTGCTAATGATCCAGCGTTGGCAACCCAAACAAAAACAGACTGCGGATTGGCTGTCACCGCTATAGCGGCTTTCACCGCTGCTATAGCAACCTGGTTATCAGCAAAGGCTTTAACGGAATAATGTCATTAGATCTCAAATTAGCCGAAGCAACTCACGATCTAGACGTTGAAGCCAATGATCTAGCTCTTGTTGTCGGAGTTGATGAGGTAACGCAACGGCTAAGAGTAAGATTGAAACTATTCAGAGGTGAATGGTATCTCGACGAAAATGCAGGTGTACCATACTACGTCAACATCTTAACTCACTCGCCAAAGATGAGCCTGATTGAGGCTGTATTCAGAAAAGAGATCCTGTCATCTAGCGAGATAGAAGCCATCACCTATTGGTATATGAATTACAACAGAGTGACTCGGCAGTTCACCCTCGACTTTAAAGCCTCCTCATCTGAAGGAGAGATCGAGGTCAGCGAGGTATTCCCACCATGAGCTATGGACTAACAGCGGAGGGCTTTGTAAGGAAGCACCTGGCTACAATTGAAGATGATCTAAGGACTGCCATAAAAGCAGAATTCGGCGATGATACCAACTTCGAGCCTGACTCTGTATTTGGAAAGATAACCGGAGTCCTTTCCCAGCCGATAGCCGATCTCTGGGAGCTGTTAGAGGAAGTTTATAATGCCTTCTATCCAGACACTTCGCAGGAGATCAGCCTTGACAATTGTTGCTCCATTGTTGGGGTCACTCGCCAGCCAGCGACGAAATCTGAAGTTACGGGAATTCTGACCGGGTTGAATGGAACAACGATTGCGGCAGATAGTATTGTTTCAACGGACGTTACAGAGAATCAATTTTCACTGCAAGAAGAAATAACCCTGTCACCTACAGCAACCGTGGGCGTGGTTGTTTCAGTACAATCTCTGGCCACTGGGAATTATACTGTAACAATTAACACCACTCCATTTACATACGCTGCAACTGTACCACCGGACGATCAGGACGATATAATTACCGCCTTGGTTGGGCTGATTAACGGAGGATCGGAGCCAGTATACGCGGCAGATCTTGGCAATCAAACATTCCTTGTGGCCGGACAAGACGCAGATTCCGATCAGATACCAGATGCGTTTGATGTAAGCCTGACATCTAATCTACAGTTTAACTATGTTAGCAATCTTGGAGCATTTGAAAGTGTTGACACTGGTCCGGTCACCGCCTATGCAGGAAAGCTCATAAACATAGTAACTCCAGTATCGGGATGGGTTGCGATAACTAACCCAATTGATGCAGAGCTAGGAGAGAACGAGGAAACTGACGCAGAGCTTAGGGCTCGGCGTGCTTATTCGCTTGCTGTGCCAGGTGCAGGAACGGTTGACTCAATAAGGTCTAACCTTCTCCAGGTCGCTGACGTTGACGAGGTACTGGTGATCGAGAATACAACCGATTCAACTGTTGATGATATCCCCCCTCATGCCTTTGAGGCGGTTGTCAAAGACGGAGAAGATCAGGACATAGCTGATGACATCTGGGAACACAAGCCAGCCGGGATCGCAACCTATGGCACCGAATCGGCGACTGTAACCGATAGTCAAGGTTTTGAACACTCGATTTACTTTTCTAGGCCAGACGAGCAGGATATGTGGATCAAGGTAGAGTATACAAAGCTGGCAGAAGAGGAGGGCGAGTTATTCCCCGATAATGGTGAAGATCTGATCGGGTCAACCGCGCTATTATGGGGTCTTGCTCATGAGATAGGTAACGATGTTCTACCCCAAAGACTTTATGGTCCCATATTCAGCGCAGTAAGCGGGATCGAGAGCATGACAATATATGTGAAGCTCGACGGTGGAAGTTATCAGACAACACCTTACGAGATATCATTCAGAGAGCTGGCAGTCTTCGACTCTGGCAGAATTGAAGTGGTAGAGGTCTAGCATGGCAATAAAAGAATGGAGTACCGACTTCCCATCATCACAGGACGATCCGGTAACTGATAATCAGCCGACGCTGGTGAACGAGTCGGCAGAAGGCGCTGGAGATGGGGACGCCACAAGAGTCAGCCAATGGCATACACTGAGGGACAAGCTCGATGCTGCCTGCAAGATCCTTGGAGACGATGGAAGGCTACCAGCCGGATCTGTTCTGGATATCTTGAATAGCAATCAAGTCGATGCTGGTTTTATCCGCCTCAGAGAGCTGGTAAGTGATCCGACTAACGTAGCAAACAAGGGCTTTGTCTATTGCAAGGACGATGGTTCAGGGAATACAGAGCTTTACTACGAAGATGAGGGCGGGAACGTCACGAAATTGACGCCTACACTAGATGACAACGCAATTCATGACAATGTGGCCGGTGAGATCAATTCTGTATCTTCAAAGGGAACACCGGTCAGCGGAGATCTTCTGCTGATCGAGGACAGCGCGGACAGTAATAACAAGAAAAAGATCACCATCGGTAGCCTTCCTGCTGGTAGCGGAACGGTCGATCGCTTCCATATCCTCGGTGATGATACCCAATACACGGAGAGCGGCAGCTCCCCGGTAACAAAGATCAGCTTCAGAGACATTAACGACAGCGACAAAGCTGCGGCAACCTATCGGGCCGTGGTTACTTTGTGGTGCGCCAATGCTGGAGCAACAGCAACTTTGACTCTTAATATCGGTGGAAGCTCTAACACGGTAACCAGTACGGTAAACCCATCTGAAACAGACGGAGCGATCAAAAGTGTCGAGGTAAGCTCACCGGGGACAGATCAGCGGTTGTCCTGTACCGTGCAACTTCATCGAAGTGCTGGCACTGGTGACGTTTATTTCAAGTACATTGACATCTATAAGCTGTTTACATAGGTAAAGAATGGCTTGGACAGCAACAGGCGGTGGAAGTCATGAAGGAGCTGATTGGATCATCTCATCTGGAACTTCCGTCGGCGGAACGCATACGAATGTCGGTATATTCAGAGTGAATAGCGGTATTACAGCAACCCTATCGACGGGGACAGAGTTCAGAGTAGATTGCGTTGAAGCTGATATTCAGGGAACGATCAGCGGTGACTCGAAAGGCCAAAGCCCTGGAGCTGGCGGTGGTGGAGGCACCGGAGGATCGACGTGTTGCACTGCAGGGACGGTGGGATCTCAAGGATCAATCGGTGGCGGTGGATCGTATGGAGGAGCCGGTGGATCGTATGGAGGAGCCGGTGGCGCGGGGCAATCTGGCGGCAGTGGTGGTGCGCAGTGGGGAACGCCTCCAGAGTTTGCAAGCTGCGCTGGTGGCAACGGCGGTGGTGGCTCAACCGCTGGGAGTACAGTAGGAACTAGCACAGGACTTGATCTTTCGAGGGGAGGAGGAGGAGGAGGAGGTTGTGGAGGCGGTGGCGGTGGCGGTCAATGTCCAGGAGGCGGATAAAATGGGCGTAGGAGATAATGGGTCCACTGGATCCACCGGGGGATATGGTGGAGGTTATGTTTGGATTTCTGCATCAAGAAAAATATCTATCACAGGGGAAATCGATTGTGATGGACAAGTCGGATATTCTGGCGGAAGCGGTGGAGGCAACGGTGAATATGGACAATACGGTGGTGGTGGTGGAGGAGGAGGAGCGGGTTCGGGCGGTGGTTCTGGCGGTGGCATTTTGCTTCAAGCTCCGAGCGTTAATTTTTCAGGAGCTACTTTATATGCAAGAGGAGCAGCAGGCGGCAATGGAGGCGACGGCGGGGATAGTGACGGTGACGTATGGCCAGCAAATGGCGGCAATGGGGGACCAGGAGGAGGCGGTGGAGGTGGTGGGAGGATAAAAATTCTACACGCTAGACCGCAATCAATTTATTTATCGGAAGGGACAACTTATGTGCTGGCCGGTAACGGCGGCTCTGGTGGTTCCGGCGGTTCCGGTGGCTCTGGATCTCCCCCTGACCCTGGAAGCCCAGGAGCTTCGGGTAATAACGGAACGGCGGGAACATATGCAAAAGGATCTGATGGAACATCGGAGGTAGCGTACAATCCCAGAATATCGTATCAAGAGGGCGGAACCTACTTGAAACGCAAACGAAAGAACTTGATGAACTGATGTCAATTGGCATATCTCAAATAGGGATCACGCAATGGGGGGAGGTTGATCTGTGCGGTGAGGTTACAGACCACCGCTCTAGGGTTCTAGATCTGCTGCCTTGTCAATTCGATAACAGTACCAAGCTGAGAGCCCTTATAGGTGCGATAGTAGGACCTCCCGGGTGCGGGACTTGGGGTCTTCAAGAGATCGAGTGTGTTGCTGAAGATGTTCTCGAAGATCGATGGCTGGACAGAGCAGGAGGAGCACAACTCGACGGTATTGGCGCAATTCTCGGGGAGCCGAGGGTATATGCTAACGATGATGATTATCGAGCAATTCTGGAGATGAAGATCCTGATCAATGTTTCAAAGGGCGAACCAGAAACGCTGATAGCCGTTGCAAACATTGCGAGTGCTGGTGAATTTTCCCATCTGACGGAAAAGCCGGTTGCGGCACTTGTGATCTATTGTCTTGGAATAACCAGAACCATTCTGCTGACCAGGATTCAGCAGGCTGCTTCAGCCGGTGTTCATGTTTCTATAACTGCAACCCATACTGACGATCCTTTTGTATTCGGTAAGGATCGGGATGCAAGTGGAACAGAGCATGGATCTGAGCTACCATATGGACACGGATTCGGGGAGACAAACTGGCCGCTTGAGGGCGGCGACTTCTGTGATGTTTTTGTGGAGTAATTAGATGGCAAAGCCGACTGTACTACCGGAATTCGCACTGCTCGACCAAGTTGACGGGGTCAGCGGTCAAAACAATGTGATCACCCCGCCGACTAATTGGAAAAATTACGGGTGGAGCTACCAGGAAAAACCGCCAAGGAATTACATGAACTGGATCCATCGGCACACCTACAACTGGTGCAAGTGGGTCAACGATGTGATGGTAAGAGGACCGTCAATCAAGATCGCTGCAAGCGATGCTATGGCATTTTTCAAGGATGCAGCAGATTATGTTTGCGATGGTACCAACGACGAGGCGCAGATCTGCCCTTGATGCAGTCGGGGGAGGAATGCTGCTTCTGAGCGAGGGAACCTTTGTAATCGAAGGTCCGGTGTCAGGCAGCGGTTTGAACGTCTTTGCCAACACCACTGTAATGGGCATGGGGTGGAGTACCATCCTGCAAGTAAAGGCCAATGCCACAAGTAATTTTTATGTATTCCATATAAACGCTAATGAAGACAACGTGCAGATCAGGGATCTGGCTATAGACGGTAATACGTCTCAAAGTTCATACGGTCATGTTGGCATCTATATCGAGAACTCCGATAACTGCAAGGTAGAAAATTGTTACATTCACAGCATCAAAGATACAGCAGGGTCAATCAAGGGACATGGGATATACATTGATTCTTCCTGCTATCATACCACTGTGTCAGGCTGCTATTTGAAATCGAATTCGCAGCTTGGAATTTATGATTATGGGTATTATACAACAATTGGCAATTCGAGATTTGATGCAAACTACGGTGGAATCAATATCATTAACGACTATGCAAGGATTATCAGTTGCATGATTACCGGTTCAAACACCAATGCTGGAGTTACAATAGGTGCCACAGCCGAATTTGTAAAGGTCATTGACAATGTAATAGCCTCGAATGAACGGCACGGAATAGATACGGCAGGAACATCGTGCTTGATCGAGGGTAACATGATCGACAACAACAATTTTAGTAATAGCACTTATTCAAATATCAAGGTGACAAGTGGCGATTATCTGATGATCACAGGTAACACCATTCGTAGGGGGGTCTACGCCGATTATGGCATTGACATTGCCAGCTCTGGCCCACTTGATCCGCTGATATTTGGCAATGACTGCAAGAATGCTGGACACTCGGGGAACTTCAACGATCCGGGAACGCTGGCGAAAACGCTCCCGGAATATATCTGGAATGGTTCAACTCATTCTCAAAACAATCTGAGCTTGGCAAATAGAGTATAATGGCAAAGCATCACGGTACATTTATGGCAGCTTCAGGATCGTCTGGCGGTAGTGGCAGCGGAGGGGAACCGCCAAGAAAGAGAAAGCCGACAGGTCAGACCTCTCCCGCAGATGGAGCCCCGATCCCAATAGTGATGTCATCGGGTTTTTTCATCAAGCTGATAGGCATCATCCTTTTGCCGACTATTGCCGCCGTAGGTGCCGGGATATCGATGTACTATCGAGCCGATGCTCACATGCAGAGAATTGACATCCATCCCGACGCATCGCTGCTTGAGACAAAAAAAGACGCGCAGATCTCGAGGATAAAGATGCTCAGGGAGGTAAAAAGAACAGTCAAGCTAGAGATCCGCGAGGTCCAGGTTGACCAAAAAAAGAAGCTTGACGAGATCAGCGATGAGCTGAAACAGCAGCAGAAGGAAGGGATGCAAAAGATTTTACAGGAAGTGAGACAGACCAGGAGAACAGTAGACAGACTAGGAGAATAAAAAATGGAAAATATAACAACGTGGTTGACTGCAAATTGGGAATGGATCGCCATAGCAATGGGGATCTTGATCCAGGTTCTACAGCTCGCGTCTAAGCACTGGAGCGAGCATCAGGGCTTTAAAAAGGCTCTGACTTTTCTAACAGAGATGTTGAGCATATTTACTAGCATCGGGGCAATTAACGGCAAGGCAGGAAAGCTAAAGCTTCCACTTCAGTCGGTGAGACCAAAATGAAAAAAACCGCGTGGACCTGGAAGGCCCTCGTTATCGGGGCCATGCTCGGATCTGGATGTGGGGGCTGGAAAGCTTCGGCAGCGGCAACGCTTGCCGCGACTCACGAAGCCGCAAAAGCAGCTAGCTCCATCGGAGAGCCTTTCTTCGATGAGCGTTGCTCTTCAAAAGCAGTTGCCTGCAAGGAGACAAAGGATCAGGCGTGTGAGCCCCTTAAAAAGTGTGCAGAGGAATTCAAGGAGTTCAATAAGGCTGTCAAGAGTGTTCATTCTCTGGTCGCTGCAACTCATATGCTCATCGCTCTCGATCTTAAAAACGAAGCTCTTTGGAGTGTAGCAAAGGCAGCAGCGGCGCTCAAGATAGTTTACGAGCTGGCCAGAAGATATGGAGTATTCTGATGGAAGCCATCATAGCGGCATCAATAGGGGCTGCCACCAAATTGATCGAGTTGATCTTTCTTGGCTTCAAGGCTCCACACCTGACCCAGACTGACATAGAAAAAGAGATTAAGCGTATCGAAGACAAGGAAAAAAAGCTGATCTCTAAGTGGTGGAGCATGATTTGATGCTTGTCACTATTGAAATACTTGCACTTGCGATGCTCGATCAGCCGTTGGCTAGGGTCGATTACAATAAGATGTTCAAAATAGCATCAGCAGCGGTATCGGTATCTAAAGATCATTCGATTGATCCAGTATTGCTTGGAGCTATTGCCCTGATAGAAACTGGCGGCAGGAACCTGGTGATGTTTGGCAGAGGAAGAAAAGGGGCTGGAGCTGATGTCGGGGTATTTCAAATCCACTGCCCTCGAGCTGGAAAGAGTTGCATCGATAAGCATTCTAGCTTGAAATATGGAGCAAGGAGAGCAGCCGAGATCCTTGTCATGGGTAAAAACATTTGCTCAGATCCGCCAATACGATGGAGAAAGGTTTGCTCGAGAGGTTTTTGGGCTTGCTACAATCCCGGATCTAAGCGATGGTCAAAAAGACTTATGAAATGCTACAAGGCTTTGAAGCGTAGCATTAGGAGCAAGAGATATGCCACAAGTAAGACGCAACCTGACCGACTCGCCAGCAACATTTGTTGGTAGTCCTACAAGTGATGTTGTAGATCCAACCGGCTTCGTCGCTGGTCCTTTGGGGATCGGCAGATGGCTGATTTTTTCTTCAGTGGATTGTTATTTTCTCAGAGGGACCAGTTCTCTCGCTGTCGGAGATGTGAAGGTTGATGAGGCAACTCCTGACCTGAGCCATCCGATCACCGGGGGAACCTATTTACAGATCGATGTCACTGGAAGCAATGATAACTATATTGCATTCAAGTCGATCTCTGGCGGTCCGAGTGGACCAGTCATATTATCAAGATAACCATGTTTATTTCACCAACTGGAATAATCTACTCAGGGAAAAGGGGAACGTCGATCCGCTCCAGCGGGATGTTAAACGGCATACTGTCTCTCCTATATCCCGATCCTGGGATAGTTTTAAATTCCATGAAAATTCAACCATGGTTTATTTATCTCGGCGGATCGGCAAATATTACAAACCTCGTGCCGCCAACGATCGGGGGAGTTGTTAGGGGGCAGACGTTGAGCATAGTAGAAAGCGGATCTCCTCCATCGTTCAATACGGGATCTTGTTTTTTTGGGTCGGCGAACGATGACTCTGTTAAATTCCCTGGGACATATCCGGGGGGGCACTACGAAACTGCAAGTGATTCAGTTTATCAAATCACAACCGAAGATGTTTTTATCGAGTACTTGTTAAACCTGGAAGCCCAGGATGCAACAGATGACTGGATCATGACAAAAAATCAATTGGCAGCAACAAAGGGGATCTTTGTGGTTAGCAACGGGGGAAACATGCGTTGTAGAATATCCGACGGCACAAATTTTCAGAACGCATATGCTCCGACAATGCCAGCTTATTCGTGGGTGTTCGGTCACATAGTAATAAACAGAAACGAGGCTTCTGCGAATGGTATGAAACACTTTTGCAACGCACAGGCCGGGACCGGGGCAGATCCTAGCGCCGTTGGATCGCTTACCAATACCGGTCTTTTCAGGCTTGGTAGATGGCTCGAGGGTGGAACGACTAGATATTGCCGGACGAGGCTGGCATATATAATGGGCTGTTTTGCAAACAACTGGATCGCGGCTGGAGCTGGCGGCATGACCGAGGCTGCAAATCTCATAACGCAGAGGTTTACCATCCTCAAGGGTTTACTACCGATATTTGCGGCAGGTAACAAGACCCCGGAGGTTGTCTAATGACAAGAACCACAGCCGCTTACTCGTATCACCTTAATTCCTCTGGCCTATATGAGCTGCACTTTTGCGGGCCAGATCTAAACAGGCCAGTATCGATACTGGATAAAAATGGCGTTGCTATTTCTGGCTGGCTGGGAGAACTGCAGCACATAGAAAAGTGGCAGCACTCACGGAACCTGGGAGGATTGACAGCAGTTGCGGCTACGGTCCACGCTACCAAGTCAGTAAGCCCAGATCGCAGAACTCTCATGCAGGGAGTGGTCGGCAACGGTACCGACACGAAGCACGGATTCAAACGTGCGGTAACGCTGACCGCTGCTCCATGGTGGATAACAGGGTTAAGCAAGCCTGGAAACAAGAATTTTATATATATCGAGGACGAAACGATCGCCAATGCTTGGGCATATTTCAACGTCGCAACCGGAGCAATGACATCAAAAGGAGTAGGGTTCGACTCTGCTGATATTCTATTCGGCCAGTGGTATGGCAATTCGTTTTACTTTGCTTGCAAGATAACGGGTACTGCGGCAGCCCATACAATTGGCGTGTATGCCGCTAATGCCGACGGTGACAACGATTTCCCTGGTGACTCTTCAACGACAAATGTCTACTTTGATCTAGTCAATGTAGTTCAATCTGATTATCCACCGGCTCCGATGTGGAGTGTAGGATCAGATCTTACGAAGACAGCAGACAGCGCGATCCAGTATGCTGGCGGTCCAAATCTCGGTGGTGAAAGCTTCAAGCAGGGATCGCGGGTTGTCAGGGTTTGTATGCCGACCTGCACGCCTTCGGCTCAGATCCCTGTCTGGACAATATCAGACGGCGGATCGGCAAGTGATAAAATTGAGGGAATTATCCATACAGATGGGACGTTTCGGCTTGTATCTGCCGCAACGGCAGGCTCGGCAGGCTTGTCAACAGTAACAGGATCTATCTGTACTCGGGAAGTCAAGGATCTGATGGCTGTATGGAAGGAGGGACATCTGCAGGCTGCTGTTAGAGATGTAGCAACTGGGCTGATTGCGTATGGGACTGTTGACAATTCTGTGAATATCCCAGACGAGCTAGACCGTGACGAGATCAAACCGACTGGCGGTATTACCGGGGCATTGAGACATCGTAAATATTTCGCTCACTCTTTCAGGGAGCTGACAATATGAAACAGCTTTTTTTGCCGTATCGAATAGAGAGCGCCGTCAACGTGAGAACCAGAAGCGGGGCTAGTTATTGTCATGTGATAGTTGATGATGCTGCCGCTCTTGAGCTTCTAAAAGCTGGAGCGATCGATAAATGGGAGAACGCACCAGCCAATTTTAAAGAAGCTGATGGAACTCCTAGTCATAGCTATCAGGGTCTTGATGTAACCAAGATGGGAAAGATCGCCGATAGCGGCGAGATACCATGATGTCCTGCCCTCGTTGCATATACAATTCCCTTAAAGCTGCCGTCGAAAAACATCGACCTGGCAGAACCGTTGCCATCAGCGATCATATCAACGGAGGCCAAGAACTGATCGAAGTTGATTCAAAAACCGGCCAGCCAGTCGCGGATCCTATAGCCCGGTATTGGTTCGCTGATCCTATTCCTTCTGTCTGTACTTGTCTCATTCCCTTGCTTACTCTTGGGGTCAGCCCTACAAAAGAGGATATCGAGGAATATATGGAACGCATGAAAGTTGACGAGGCAGATCCTCCTTCTGCTTTCATAGCTGCTATAGGCGGGCAAGATGTATTCGATAACATAAAATCAGTGATATCTGACGAGCGTGAACGGCTGGCCGAAATTTATTTTAATACCACTGGCGATGATGTGTATCTGAAGGAGATCGGTTAGTGGCTTATTCCTTTACACGCCTCGGGCATGTCGCCGCTAATCAATGGGAGCAATGGGGTAGCTCTGGCGCAAACATCATTACAAACGTGGTCGGTCCGGTCTGGTTCCTGGCCTTTGCGACCGGAGCTACATCCGGAGCTACTGCTTATATAATAACACTTGGAACTGATTTCTCTGGTTACCCTCTTAATGTTGTCTTGCTGAGAGTTAACGGCACCGCATTCATAGGTGGGGAGACTGTTAATATCACTGGTGGTGGGTCATTCACCCTACCAGCTGCGGTATTCTCAACCGCAATTCATCCTTGTGTTATAGTCAATGGTTCTGATACCGCCAATTTATTCGATGCCGTTGCTCAACAGTCGATATCCGCTGGCTGGGGATATCACTCGCTAACTAAGTCAAGCCAATTGGTCTTGAACTGCTCGATAATAGTTGGTACGCCAAATCAAACCGCCGTTACTTCCGCCATATCAAAGCTAGAGTCAGTTGAACTTAATGGATCATTATGGTGCGGAGGGAACGCCACGTATCCATCAACGTTCAAAATAGGTGACGGGATCATTGGTTCTCCGGCTACATCGAGACTGGGATCGGTGATCGATTGTAATGTTGTTGCACCAATACTCTGGAACGGCTCAACTCGATACGGATATGTAGAATGTCATGCCTCGACGATAAATAACGTAGAGGCTGGATGGAAGTGCGGTTATCAGCGCGTGGAGAGTTGGGAGTCCGGAAGCTTTGCTGGTATTGGCATGACTTTATCCGGTAATGCAACATGGGGCAAGGCTGCATCTGATATAGCGACAGTCAACAGTTGCTCGGTGTACGAAACGCTTGGAGCCAGCCACATCTATCCAAATTTTTCTGATGTGAAGATCGACGCGACCGTTGCTGGAACAAATGCCGGTATTGTCAGCATAGGCGGTGGTGATTATGTCGCGACTAACATCACCGTCGAGAACGCTTCTAATTCAATCATTGGCTTTGCGACTGGAGGAATAAAAACCTTCAGAAATTGTTATCTGGACGTGACAACAGTTATCAGCTTTCTCTCTGGGATGACTACTCTACATCAGTGGACAATTGATATTAACTGCAAAAATGCTGCTGGAACAAATATCCCAGGTGTAAGGGTTAGAGCCTGGAACGGTTTACAAAACCCGTTATCTGATACTCCGCTTTTCGACGTAACAACTGGTGCCGGTGGCTCGATAGCTCAACAGATTTTTACTTTCTATCGAACGCAGACCGGAGCGGCAGATATAAATTATAATCCTATCACGCTGTGGATCACAAAAACCGGATGGAAAGAAACCAAGATAGTAAAAACACTCGATGATATTTTGGATTTAACTCTTACGTTAGAAACAATTGAAAAAGACCCAATGACAGGCTAGCCAATGGCTGCGACGATATATAAATTAGATGAAACTCCAGTCCTTGCCGAGAACCTCGAGAGCGGCGATACCGTAACTGTTGCTATTTATAATAAGGCAACCGGCGCAGCGGTTTCTCTTTCCGCATCAAGCGCAACGGAAATAGGAACGACTGGTATTTATCGCTATACGGTGGCAATGACCACGCCACCGGAATACGGTAAAAATACTTATATCTACATCTTTACCGGAACACTTCAGAAGCGATATGGCGAATTTAACTGGATAGACGATGAATCGGTGTTTACCGACGACTCGGTGCATTTAGATTTTACTGGTGGTGGTGTATCAGGAACGCAGTGGCCAAAAGGCGGTTATTTTCAGCCGGTAGATAATTTTGCCGACGCTAGAACGATAGCTAATAGATATGGGATAACGAAATATATAATAAAGGGCAATGGTACGCTTCCTTCTGGGACCGCTCACACCAATTGGACTTTTTCTGCGGTTCCTAAAAACCCGCTAATCTCCACCCTTACTCTTAACAACTGCAATGTCGCTGGATCTCACTTTGAATATTTTACTTTAACCGGACAGCAGAATGGAGCCATTTGTTCAGAACATTGTAGGTTAACTGCTCTTACTGATTATGAAGGATGTTACCAATGCGTCGGGCTCGCAGGGAATATAACGCAAAAATCTGGTGGAGAGGCTACATTCGTTGATGTAGTTCCAGAAGTTGCCGTGCTTCCTAATATTGATGTGAACGGCGTTTCTGGTACTAACATGTCAAATATTCAGGGTGCCATATCTCTAGTTAATATGACCGGTGGAGTGGTAAATTTCTCGTTTACCGGTTTTATACTCGTTCAAGCTTCGTGTACCGGAGGAACTTTACGCATAGGAGGTGTCGGTTATTGGGTAGACCTCGGGTCTGGTTTGACTGTTCAAGCTGACGCCACTATTCCGGCAGCGATTTGGGATCGAGCACTAAGCAGCCACGAGGATGCTGGCTCTTTTGGCTATGCCATGAATCAAATTGGAACCGCCGTTGCCATCGACGGTGGAGCGGCAAAGCTCGGTGCCATGCTTGCAAAATTGGCTGATGATAATGGTGGCGCTAGCTATGACGCTACAACTGACAGCCAGAAGGCGATAGCTGGCAGGCTCCCTGCTTCCCTTGTTAGCGGGAGAATTGATGCAAATATCGGCTCTATCAGCGACGATGTTACAGCAGCGGATAACTTAGAAGCGACCTACGACGGGACCGGATACGAGGACCCATATGCGCCAGCGCAACAGCAACAGCTTGACCAGATCGCGCTTACGGGTGCCGCTATCAATACGCCTGCATCGGGAGCAACGATCACAACGGGGACAAGCGTTTCAGGCAGCTACACGGACACAGCGGCGCTCGACGGCATTCACTGGCAGATAGCCGATGCAGCCGGTGTGCTCGATATGTATTACGAGTTTACGCTTTCCTCCGACGCCGTGCCTGTCAGCATTGCTATCACTGGCAGAGTGAACAGCTCAAACGACACGCTGAAGGTCTTTGCTTACAACTGGGCAGGTGCCGTCTGGCAGCAAATAGGAACGCTCCCAGGGAAGAACCAGTCAACCGACGACTCGAGCACGTATACTCTCTATACCTCACACGTCGGAACCGGGGCCAACCTTGGAAAAGTCAGAGTACGGTTCCAGAATACTGGACTGACGACTGCCAATTTTTACACCGATCAGATCTTTCTTTCATACGCCGTTGTTTCAAGATCTGTTGGATACGCCGATGGAGCGATCTGGGTTGACGATGTTCATGGAACAACCGGGAAAACGGTTCCTTTCATAAACGGTACCGCCGATAACCCGGTAGCCACTTGGGCAGACGCTTTAACCCTGTCCGGTCTTATCGGGATCCATCGCTTCAGGATAACCGGAGGGACCGCGATCACGCTGACCGGGAACTCGGATCACTACCAGATCATTGGTGCTGAGTATGCACTTGATCTTAACGGCCAGTCTATCATGGAAGCCTATATCGAGGGGGCAACGATCAGCGGGACATCAACGGGAAACAATGCCCGTTTTATCGACTGCAAGATCGGGACCTGCTCTCTCACTCAATGCGGGTTTGGCCGCTGTGCTTTGCAGAGCACAGTGACTCTGCTGTCAGCGGGGACATATATCTGGGAGGGATGCTTTTCCTCGGTTGCAGGAACGGATACCCCAAGGGTTGACTTCGGTGCTGCCGTCGGTGATACGAACCTCAACATGAGACATTATTCTGGCGGAATAGAAGTCAAAAACATGGGTCAGTCAGGCAACGATCGCATGAGCATCGAGGGCGATGGCCAGATCATCATTGCATCAGACTGTACTGGTGGACTGATAGCTATTAGAGGGAACATAAGATTGACAGATAATTCAGGCGGTGCGGTGACACTCTCTCAAGATGCCAGGGTAACGCAGTCAACAATCGCCGATGCCTTGACCTCTCTTGAGATGAATTTTTCCTATGATGCGATCACCGATACTCTAAAAGGTCAAATGTGGCTAGAACGAGAAAAAGAGGTTATCGCCGATCCGGGCTCTATCTCTGTGGTCTTCAAAGATGAGTCGAGGGCAACGCTCTGGACTGAAGTCGACAGCTCTCCGGTGGGAGGGGTCTTCACAATAACAAAGATCTCGCCCACTGGTATAGTGAGAAATAAGCTCTTTTCGGCAGAAGCAACGGTTACACTTCCAGACAGCTCGACGGTCAAGGGCAATATGGGGATCAATACCGTTGGCTAAATTATTCGGAAATAGCGGCAGGCAATCTCAGATGCTTTTTATCTCGCCCTATTTTGACAATCTGACTGCTGTAACTGGTAGCAATTTACAGACCCAGCCGGTGTGGTCCAACTTCCCAAAGGTGCCAGACGCTTGCATCTCATTTGAAATAGCAGAGGAGGCCAGCTTTATTGCAGCGGTTGCAGAGGAGGCTAGCTTTGTTGCTCAGATAGCAGAGCAGGCATCTCTTGCGGTGGTTATCGCAGAGGAGGCCAGCTTCTCAGCAGAGGTAGCCCCAGAGGCAGAAAAGATATTCAACCTAGAAAATTGCAGGTCATAAAATGGCTATTACATACAACATCACCCAACAAGAATTGAAGAATGCTAATAAACGACCGCTTCATGCTGGTGATGACTATGATCACCCATTCACTGTAACGGGCAAGGGTTCTCTCGTTGGTGCCAAGATCTGGTTGACAGTAAAAGAAAACGCGACCGACGATGACACCGCGGCCAAGCTCCAGCTCGACAGCTCAGACGCAGATCAGATCGAGATCACCGATGGAGCCGCTGGTGAATTCAAGGTCAAGTTCCGCTCTGCCGAGAATGGTGTAAGCGGTCATACTACGGATCTGATTGCCGGGACCTGGGTCTATGATATCCAGATCAAGACAGCAGCAGGAATCACAACAGCAATTGACGGCGTGATCGAGTTCGCGCCAAACATCACGAAGGCAAGCACATGAACCTGACAGCCTTTAGCATGATCGCTGGAGTTCCTATCAGATACGCCAGGACCAAGGATCACCCATACGGAACCCAGGGAAAGCCGAGGACACAGCAGGTCACCGAGGAATTTCTGGAGAAACTCGACGACTGTTTCACCGAGCTTTGGAATGTCTGCCCCCATGGCAAAGCCGAATCGATCACCAGCGGTGGGGCGTATGTTGAAAAAGCTGGCCGTCACGGCGAGGGACGAGCGATCGACATCGACGCTATTTGGTGGGCCAACAAGGTTCTGATCACCGCTGGATATAACGAGCACAAGCGTTTTTACCTTGGAGTTGAAGCGATCATTCGTCGGCATCTTGGAACGGTGCTAGGCTATCTCTACAACAAGGCACACCACGATCACTGGCACATAGACGACGGAACAGAGGTCAAGTTTACTATCCGCTCTCGCTCTCGAGTGATGTTCATGCAGGCCGCCCTCCTGCATATCTGGGGTAAGCATATTGCGATCGATGGTATCTATGGACCAGCCACAGATGGGGCTCTTAGAACATGCCTTGATGTAAATGCTAGTGTATCATATTCAGAGGTTTGGAGAGAATGGCTTCTCAGAACTGCCGTCATGGGTATGGGACAGAAGAAAGAGGGTTAGTCTTTCATCTCCTCGAGTTTAAGCTTGGGGATATCATCTAATATTGGTTTTGAATAACGGAGTTTCTTATTCATCATTCTACCCCCAGCGGCGTATTATAGCTCTCTGGGTTTCCAGGATGGCACTCTTCCCCATGATCGCAATAAACACATAGACCATTGGCCCCTTTTTCAAATGATTGGCACGCACCATAATCGGGCACATGACAACACCCACAAGGACACCTATCTTGATTTTTTTCTTCATTCATTTTTTCACATCGTCGATTTAGACTAGCTCGCCTTCCATATAACCAGTCTATAAACTCCTGTTTCTCCGCTTTAAGGCGCTCCACTTCTTTTTCTAGTTGAGCTATCTCATATAGCAGATCAATGCGTGTCGGATGTTTATCCTCCTCCATCGTTTATCTCCTTGAGTTTGGCTAATACTTTTCCCACTACCCGGCTTCTAGCATGATATCTAGGACCCATCTCAGTTGACCTGTGTTCTATTTCCCGGTTGTCATAATACGCCTGTTCCTCTTTCAACCATTCCTTAAACTCCCCCACCATTTTCTCGTACAGAAGACCCCGGAGTATGACGCGGGCAAGCTCTTTCTCATCTCCTTCCAGTTCTACCTGATGACCATATTCACCCTTGTTTATATAGATAGACCATGTTTTTTTACCGATTACTTCGTCGCAATATAATGCAACATGTTTTCCTACTTCCCATATTCTACCAGCTGTAATACTCCTAGATATTCCTAATATCATCCTAGCGCCTCGACTGCCAAATGCCGTTTTCATGGCTGCTCGCTCCATTCCTTGCCGTCGAGTAGATTGCCCGCTGCTTTTTTGCCGGTTTTCCTCATGCGCCAAACTTCCTCGCCGTGGAAACCGCACCCGCCGCGCAAGTTGAGCCAGTCCTCGTTTGGGGCCAATGGTTTGGGGCTATCTTGCTCCCATGGTTGATCAATTGGTTGCCAGGTGCCAAACCCTTTAAAGAAAAACGGCACCCTCGCCGCTTGGCACTGGTCTCTTATTCCTCTTGCCCAGTCGGGGTGACATGGCCTAGCGCCAGGACCGGTTTCTCCACCTGCGACAACCCAATCAAGAAAGGTAGTCGTGTTATCTGTGCATTCGCGATCGGGACACCATGAACAAGCCTGCTGCCCTTTTTCACGGCATTCCTTGATGGTGTTTTCATCTCCCCAGCCAAAATTTATTGGTCCCAACAGCGGCTCGCAGCTCACAAACTTCTTTGCTGCCGGTATTGAAAGCAGGATCGGTATCCTCTCATCTGCCGTTTGCTGGTTCTCGACCGAGACGCCGAGCCAGATATGGGAAATATTTTCTAATGGTATATTAGCGGCTATTTGGAATTTAAAATAATGGTCAATAAAATTTTTCATCAATTTAGGACGCTTAGTTAATATATAGAATGTATGCCAATTTGCCCGTGACATAATTCGCCATACATCAGTTATCCAATTATAGGCAAGTTTTTCATGAAATAGATCACCCATACTACAGACAAATATCCTTTTAGACTTCTTAATCTTTAATGGTTCTTCGAGTCTACCTGAATGAATAGTCGGCTCAAATCCATCGCCCTCTGGATAGCCGCACCTTCCCGCTAACCGTTTGGCCATTCGACGGGCGTAGCAATTGGAGCACCCTTCGG